GGCCCCTTTAAATTATTTATTATGTTGCATTTGATCCGAAGATACCTCTAGGGTCAGAGAATCCGAATACGTATCTCTCTCTAGCTTTGTATCTTACATTACCAGTATCAAAGTCACCTTCCATTGAAGTTTTGATAGGTGATCTGTTGAAGTGTTTTAGACCATTAGGCACATCTGTTAAGATAAAGAATTTCTTCGCAGAAGTCAGATAATGGTTAACTGTGTATCCTTGCGGAATCATTCCCATATTTCTGATCGCGTTGATATCGTTATCAGCAGTGCCAACTCTACCAGCAGAATTCATAAGTCTGTCAGCAGTAAATTGTAAAGCAGAAGGAATTACTAATTTCACTCCTTGTGCTGCAATTTTTAGGCCTCTTTCATCAGTGAATGCAGCAATGTCAATTAAAGACTGCTCCAATGATGTTTCATTCAACTCAGCAGGTGTTGTCAATTCATTTGATAACGTACCAGCTAATGTAGGGTGGTCAGTAGCACAAAGCTCCTTACCATCTCCACCAGCATAAGTAGAATCAAACGCGTTGTTTAATACCGCTGCGCCTTTGATATTCTTAGTAGACGCCATAGATCTTGCTAACGCTTTTGTATATCTAGACGCAAGTCTGTCATACAAGTTATCTTCGATAGCTTCTTCTGTGATAGCGAATGCTAATGCAATCGTTTCGTTAGTGTATCTAGCTGTGAAAGTTTCTTGAGCATCGTCGTAGTCAACGCCTGATCCTTCAGGTTTAACTGCCGCATTTGAGAAACCAGCTAACATTACTTCTTCTTCAAAAGCTCTGTCAGATGTTTCTGTTTCGAAAATCTCATTCCACTCATCAGCATAGTTTTTATACTCAAGTCCAAATAGTGCATTTAGACCTGGCTCTAGTTCTTTAACTAGTTGTGCTCTTGATATTGCCATAGTTTATATACTCCTATTTAGCTTATTGATATAAGTTACTTGCTGAGTTCCACGCAACTCTAACGTTCACACCAGCTGCTGCCATATCGTCATTACCGATTTCATTCGCTGAACCTACTACTCTGAACATTTTAGTTTCAGCAGCAGAAGTAATGTCTAGTGTTACAGTTGATTGACCGCTTTTTGCGTCACTCGCAGTAAAGTTGTTACAATTAAAAACAGTTCCGATAGCAGTTTGTGCAACAGCATCATCCGCTTTACAAACATATTCTTGTTGCGGATTGTCGTTAACAAAACCTATACCATCACTGCTTCCAGTATTATAGTCAGTTCCGAACGTAGTGCTCGCAGCAACTGAATTTGCAAAAGTTGGTTTGCTTGTAGAGTTATCTATATAGAAAGCTCCATTGAATACACCAACCATAAGAGCGTGAGAAGCATTCGTGTAAGAAGCTCCACCTGTTCCTGTGTCATCAGTTGTCGCAAAACTAGCATCTTGTAAGTAACCTTGATCTCCAGAAGAATCCTGTAAAGATACCGGGTTATTTTGGAAGATGCCTACGCCTAGACCAGACTTGATTTTGTACTCAGATTGTCCTGAAGTCGCTGGAGTATTTCCAAGCGTCATAGAAGTTCTAAATCCAAAACCTGTTGTACTATCATTAGCCATAGTTTAGTTTTCCTTTTTATGTACCTGCCCCGAAGGGCCTCCAGTACGGGTTAATTTAATTCGTTGGGTAGGAATCGTTAGAAGACTAACTTTTCTTTGTACCACCGAAGGTTACACGAGTATTCGATTCCCTAGAGAATTTCATACTTGGGTGCTGTTCCTTCAAAAGATCGTTATTCACTGCTTCTTCTTTAGCCTCGTTTTGCTTTTTATAATAAGCATCGATTTGAAGCGCGATCTCTTCTGGTATCCTTGCCAGCAAAAGGCCTCCCACTCCTATGACTCCAGCGTATCTGCCTTCAGTCACCTCTGGAAATTGAGAATCAGGATATTCATCAGCTCTAACTAATTCATAACCTTCTCTCAAAGAGGACGCTACATTTTTAGTGTCCTGTTGTCCGAGTATCTCGGCTCGTATCCATTGATGTCTATATCCAGTTGGCGCTGGTGGTGCATCAAGTGAGTTGGGTGGAGTCCAAACTTTTTTAGCTTCTGATTTCGCTCTAGTCTGACTCGCACGTGAAGTTTTCATTTTATCGTTTTCCATATGCCTATACTCCTTCCGTGATATTTAATTGTTTCGCATATTCTTCTAGTGGCACACCTAATCTTTTAGCGATTGCTACCTGTGAAGGTGTGAGCTTGACAGTTTTTTTGCGTCCTGTTGAGGCTGAACGTCGAGCCGAAGCTACATTTTGAGCAGGTTTTGCTCTTTCTGTAGTAGTATCTTCTACCTTATCAAATTTATGCGGAAATTCAACCCTTATTCTTTTGTCAACTTCTGCATAATATTCATCTGATTTAGGGTCATATCCCTCTTGTTCAACAAGCTTTTTATGTATGTCAAACGCGGTATATG